ATAGAACGACTCGGTTCTCTCATTGCCATTGTAGTCGGTATAGGTAATAGTCTTAGTATACATAATAAAATTTACTCCTTTCAACATTAAAAACGAAAAAAATAAACACGTTGGCAAGTTGACGACCCGAAGTAACGGAAATCGCCAACAAGCTACGTGTCTTGATTAATAATTAGTTATACAATAATTCCATTTTGATTTTAGCCAGCGCTCGTCTCAGACGTACTAAACATTGAGATAACCTCGGAAGGAAGAGGAAGCTTAGACTCAGTTGTCTCACTTCCGTAAAGAACCTTCTCAAATGCAGCAAGTTTATCCTTATCAACCTTGGTAGAGTCGATGGTAAGGCATGCGGTAGGCTTGAATCCGGGAACTGTAACAGGTACAGTAGATACTTCCCAAGAGAACGTGATCGCCTCGGGAGAATCGTTGATTGTCTGGTATGCCTTCTCCGATACAGAAGCGGTAGCTCCGTAAATCAGATGAATCTTGTATCCGTAGTCTTCGCCAGATACATCGTTGCCGACAACAGTCTGGTACGAGAAACCAAACGAGCTTCTCTTCTGCTGTCCAATCATTACACCGTCTGCGACTTCGGCCGAGCCATCACAAGCAGCCCATTCGTCAGGGTATGTATAAGCTTCAATTGTTGCACCGAATTCTTCGGTTGAACGAAGTGACAGATACTTAATGTCGTCAGCGTAAAGAGCAGTTTCTTCAGCACCAGAAGGACTCTCTGTTACTGCAGTAAGTCCACTCCAAGCTACGCCGTTGTTATAGCTACCATCACTCTTCTGAACAAACAAAACACCTTTCTTGACGCCGGTTTCGTACTCTCTGGTACCAACCTCGTCCCACTGGAGTTTTTTGCTTTCAGCCATGGATTATTTCCTCCTTTTTAAAAGTACAAATTAAACACGTCATGATACAGATTGTCTGCCGTATAACGACGATCGTGAATGCACATACTAAATTCGACAAACATCTTCTCAATCATGTCATGATCAGGGTTTGAATCGATGTATGTGATTGTGTATTTGTGGGTATATGAATAAGCCTTATTATCCGCAAAACGGACATCGCCTCTGTCTAACGCATAAATGAAACATGGGTATTTGATCTTTACCGATTCTGGTGGTTGAAAATATACATTGGTCGTTCCTAAAAGAGAACATAGTCTACTATGTAAATCTAATCGGTTAGCCATTATAAACACCACCAATCGTTAAGGTCAATCTAGGATGTTGTATGTCTATGTTGATGATCTTCCATTTTGAATTAAACAAAACGATGTATCGCATTGCTGAATAATTTTGATAGGCAAAGGAATCGGACAATATGCTAACCGTATTGGTAAGAGTCAGATCATCGTTAAGTGCCTCCGTTGCGGTCCACTTTCGGACATTGCGAGTCAACTCGCCATAGTAGGGCCTTTCGATGATCTTTTCTTGCCAAACACCCGGTGAGACCTCGACAGTAGTAGCAAAACCGATTGTTGTATGAATCTTTGCCATCAGGTCACACTTTCAGATTACGCTTCTTCGGCTTCCTCGATTTCGAGAACCAGAGCAGAGTAAGGCTTAACGAGAGCTCCGCTGCATCTGGTTTCGATCAGGTACTTCTGAGCGTTATAATCAATGTCAAAGTCGTCGAACATGTTTACGGCGCCGCCCTTATCAGCACCAACATTGTAGTCCTTGAGGTTTACAATGATACCTGCGAGAGGACGTGTCTTGGAATCCTCGCTGTCGGTTCTCTTAAGACCTTCCATAACAGGAACAGTAACGATGTTGGATACGCGAAGAGCTGTAGCAAGATCTGTAGTATTGTTATACAGTCTTCTACCCATAGCATCCTCAAGAAGAAGCATATCTGTGAGTACGTCTTCAGTTGTATAGAGTGTAGGATTACCAGAACCCTTGTAGTTCTTACGCGACTTGATTGCTGCTGTGATGAAAGCCTTAGCCTTATCAGCGTCAGTAGCGCCAGCGGAGACGGCTACAGGGACCTTTACAGAATACAGACTGTCGTCCGTATAAATAGGTCTAATGTTCGTCTCGCTGATCTTGTCGTCGCTGGATGCGTTTCTGCCATCGCCAACGAGGATAGCTCTTGCGATTTCCTCATCAAGCATCATACGCATCTCGGTCTTAAGCCAAGCAACAACATCGAAGTCTGTAATATCAATAACGTCATCTCTATCAAGCTTCTGCTTCTTATAAATTGTTGTAGGGGTGGTTGTTCTCTTGAGAAGAGCGAACACTTCGTCCTTCTTCTTCTTACCCTTGATGTAACCCTTTGCGCGAGCTTCGTCCTCAGTAATATCAGCAAAGATAGACTTTACTCTGGAGAACGGGGTATTGCTTACTGCGGCCATTACGCCAGCAACCCAATCCGTATCTCTCTTGATGAACTCAGGGGTATTTGTGAGATTCTTAGCATCCGGAAACAGATACTCGATCTCCTTAATGCCATACTCGTCGGCATGCTGAAGAAAACTTTCCTTGAGACTTCCGAAACGCTTACCATCAGCGATGATTGTTTCCATCTCAGAGTGAGTAAGCGTATCGCTCTGTACTACGGGTCCATTATCTTCAAATACGTTGTGACTCATATCAAAATATCCTCCTTCAATAGCCGAGTGCTTCACATCAGAATCGTCAGCCTTTGTTTTATCGCCAGAACCGCCTTTTCCTTCTTCGAGAGCCATTCCGATAATTGCATAAACGGCATCTTTTTGCTCGTCATTCAATGTATTGAAAATCTCTCCAATTGTCTTTTCTCCGGACTTGGGTTCTTTATTGGTGTTATTATCTGCCACTTTACCATCGTCTCCTTCTTCAGTTTTGTCTGCATGTTCCAGACTAAGATCCTCACCTGTATAGATGACTGCTTCTGCGATCATAGATCCATCTCCATGCTCAAGGCTAGGACAATCGATCATTGCTCCAGGGTTTGCTCCTGCAAGAACCAAAGATACTTCTCTGATGTGACCGTGGATTACGTCGCCACTACCGCTCTGAGTAAGCTGATTTGCATAAATACTCAGAGAAGAAATGTCTCCATGTTCAACACGAATCTTGGCGTCATTTGCTTCATCACTATTGTTAAATTTGCAATATGCATATACGCCGTCGGCCTTGTTTTCCAACATAGCGTGTCCGAGAATGTTTGATGGACTATCGTGCATGTGCTGCCATACAAGCGGCACAATCTGTCCGTCGTCATCTTTGAACGCGTTTCTACGAATGGTCCTTCCGTCAGAACACTTCAAGTCATTTTTGGTGGCCCATCCGCTGAAATCAAATCCCATTTTGATTTTCCTCCTCTTCAGTGTTTTCTGAACCAGAATCCTGTTTAGCATCAGTGCTCTGGTTTAGATTCTTGTTTCGTAGCTCATTTGCTGCTGGATCGCTCGATGGCTTATAACCAATGATAGCTCTAACTTCATTCGAAGACAGAATCTCATTTCTAGTAAGCTTATCCGAAATGTCAGCAATCTGAGATGTAGGCACGAGCTTAAACGGATCTTGGAAGAAGAAGATCGTCTGACCCTGAGTTCGTGCTGTTTTTGTCAAGAACTTTCTCCTAAATTCATCGGTAATGGCCGATAGGATTGGTTCTATCGTACGATTGTGGTAGTTAAGCATTTCCTGCTCAGTAGCAGTTCCATTAATAATTGATTCGGCAACGCCTAACTGACTGTAGAGCATGCTTGTTAAATATTCAATCTGACTCATAAGATTGTTTTCTGCTGCTCTATTTAACTGGGTTACCTTTTCAGTACCATCAATGTATGCAATTCCATACTTAGAATTGTATAACTGGTCTTCTATGTCTTTTTTGCGTTTCTCGGCTAATTTCTGCTGAGACTGAGTCTTTATCGCATAAGGCAACTGAATGATTATGTCAAGCTTGCTGCTTCCACTCTGTTCATCTACCGCGTCAAGCAGATTAAGCTTTCTTATAAGTCGTTTCGCCGTGGAGTTTGGTTCGTTCATCACCGAGTAAAGCGGATTTTCAATGATAGCAACATTTTCTTTTGGAAGAGTTAAATCCTCTTTTTTTCCAGTTCTATCATTATATAATCTAACTTTTACATGAGCTGGATACCAAGCCAGAATCTCTCCTACACGCATGCTTAGAATATCATAAGAATTGGTGTCGTTAGGGTTGACATTTGTATCAACAGGGACTACTGCT